AGTGGGGGTGGCATCTACCAAAGCATTCACCGGCCAAGTAGTGTGTTTGTCGTTGATGGCGATTTGGTTCTCTCAATTGCACGGGGTCAATGAACAATTGAGAATTCGAACAATCAGTGATCTGCAGAATTTATCCAACGATTTCAAAAACACAATTGAAAATGTTGAACCGGTTGTAAAAACCCTTATTCCAAAACTAATGAATGCTAAACACATGTTTATTTTGGGCAAAGGAAGCGACGAATGCATTGCGAGAGAAGGTTCTCTCAAAGTCAAAGAGATTTCGTACATACACGCAGAAGGATACTCGGCGAGTTCGTTGAAACATGGGCCTTTTGCTTTATTGGATGAAACGTTTCCAGTTGTTATTTTGAATTTAGATAGCAAATATGAGGCAAAAATACAGAATTGCGTCGAAGAAGTCAGGTCGCGAGGGTCGCCGGTATTCATTATTTCAACCAATCCAGATAATAATGATATTTGTGTGTCTGCAAACCTGTCGTATTCATCGCTGTTAGGACTTGTGCCAATCCAGATGCTGGCTTATTACTTGTCGGTGCAAAAGGGGATTAATCCAGATAAACCAAAGAATTTGGCAAAGGTGGTTACCGTAGAATAAGAGAACCAAGGTTCCCTTATGAACCCTCCTTAAAAATATTATTAGTATGGGATCATAAGGGAACGACGAGTTCCCTTATTTCCCTTACAGAATGACGATCCTATCTTTAATAATTGTATCAAGCAATGGCAATATTATTTTACTAATATTGGCAACCATGAATGGCGGATTTATAATATGAACTTTCCCCAACTTTTGCAAAAAGTTTTTTTTATTTTTCTGCCCTTCCAGTGAAACTACGGTTATAAAATCTTTATATCTCTCTACACCGGTCATTGTTAACCCCTTTATATCAACCATAACATTATACGTAGCATGATTTACTAATATTTGCTCATTCATATGAAAAATGTAATTGGCCAAATCTATGTAAATACCGGGATGAATAATGGTCTTAAATGTTGTGTAATTAAACAGTAAATTGTTTCGATCAATTTGAATAATACAATTGAACAAATCATTTTTGTTCATATTTTGCACAATGGTTGTTGCGCAATCAAATTTTTGACTATTTTTGAAAATGAGGTTTTTTTTGTTTTCCGAATAATAATCGTTTTTTAATGAATTGATTTTGTTCATGATATCATCGGATTCCGTCGTCATCGATTTAATATATTTATTATAATTATTATTTTAAATATATTTTTTGGTTTAATTGATTTATAAGGGGTAAAAGGTGAAACCTGACGGTTTATAGCGAAGCAAAAAAAGGCGTAAGAGAAGTGAAGCTTCTCTGAATACCTTGGTTTCCTTTATTGCGTTAAAAATGCATTTTATATTTCATTTATCAAATTATAAATGAGTCAAGCAAATGCCGCAGCCAGAAAAAGACGTGCCGGAGGTGCAACTTTACAAGACAATGTTGCCCTCGCACAAACCAATAATAATTTACAACAAGCCCCTAAAGGAGGTTTGACTTTACCCCAGGTCATTTCTCTGGTTGATAAGAGATTGGTTACTTTAGAAACATTTATGAAGGAAAACCAGAGTAATGGAACTAAAACCAGTAGTGTATCTACTGAATCAGCATCTGCCACTTCAGCATCCGAAGAGGCAGTCAATCAGTTAGCCGATGAGTTTGACTCCAAATTTTCAATATTGGCGCAAGAGCTCGCCGAATTGAAAGACGTGGTTCTAAAACTGCAGTCCTATACGATGGAGGTCAACAAGACTCTGTATGAAGAGAGAATCACGGTTCTCTCGGATATGGGTCAATTGAAAGACGACAAAATTGACTTCTACATTTCGGAAGAAGAGATTGAAGACCCCCCAAAATAAATTGTGTAAATAACATTTTCCAAATGTTATTTATTGGTATCTACGCAACCATCTTCATCTTTACTACTTCATGACTCTGGTATCCATCAATAATAAAATCATCCACCATATAATTGTTAATGTTCTCTCTCACTTCTTTTATCAAAACTGTAGGGAATTTGAATGGAACTTTGTCCAAGACAGCACGCATTGGTTCTACGTGTTCTTCATAAATATGGCAATTACCTTTAAAATATACAAATTCATATGCTTCTAGCCCACAATGTTTTGCTAACAAATGCGTAAGGAAACTATACGAAGCTATATTGAAGCTCGCGCCAAGTGCCGCGTCACAAGATCTCTGGTAAAGAGAGCACGACAGCTTATTCCCGTCATGCACATTGAACTGGCACAAAATGTGGCAAGGCGGGAGCGCCATTTCATTGAGCTGGACCGGGTTCCACGCAGTCATAACCAAGCGCCGACTAGTTCTCTGCGCGGGATCCTTGAGCGCATCAATGATTTGTTGCAACTGGTCAATGCCCTTTTCTGCGGGACCACCGGTCTCCGGATCATAGGACGCATTGAAATTGCGCCACTGAAACCCGTATCCCGGGCCAATCAGGCCTTCTCTATAATTTAAACCTCGCGAGTCCAGGAATTCGCGCGTGGTATTGCCATCCCAAATATGGACGCCCTGGTCCTGCAACAATTTGTTGTCGGTCTCGCCCCGGATAAACCACAAAAGCTCCTTTAGACATGTTTTCCACGCCGTTTTCTTAGTGGTCAGAATCGGGATTTTCCCGTTTGTCAAATCAAACCGCATCGAGTTCCCGAAAATGCTTTTGGTTCGCCCGTTTCGACCTTCTTCCCAGGTGCCATTATCCAGAATGTTTTTGATCAGGTCTAAGTATTGTTGTTCTTGGTGCATTCAAATAAGTGATTTGACCAAATGCCTTTAAATCTGTTTTTTTATTATACCGGTTATTTTATTTTGTTATATCATATACAATGGACAATATCATTCACGAAGCCAAAACTATCAACCACAATACATTTATAAGCCACGTATTTAACACGTCCGACGAAGGAAAAGCCGAGGTCTTAAACGTGATCCAGTATTCTTTGTCCGCCATTTTGCCCGTTGTCCTCCTGAACAAAACCATCCAGAAATTTGTCCCTGAAGCCGACATTGAGAAGTCGTCTCTCGAACTTTTAGCAGAAATTTTCATCCAAATTGTCGTTATGTTTATCGGAATTGTGTTGATTCACCGCGTCATTACTTATTTCCCTACATACAGTGGATACAAATATGAGGCCTTCAATTTGACCACGGTCATTTTGGCGTTCTTGGTTATTGTTCTGAGTCTGCAGACCAAGTTGGGAATCAAGGTGAATATCTTGGTTGACAGGGTTCATGAACTGTGGAATGGACCGGGCGCAAAAGAGAAGAAACAGGGCAGGAAGGAGGGGATGAGTGGAGCTCAAAACCACCAACCCAGTCAAGCGGATAATATCGATGATTCGCGAACCCAGACGGGGATGTTCCCGCCGCCTCCCGCAGTAACTACTACCAATCGAAGTTCAGGCCAAGGATACGACTATATGGTGAAAGTGCAGGGAAGTGGTGCGCCACAAGGGGATTTCAACGAATATGGACCGATGCCTGCGGCTGCAAACAGTCTTTTAGCAGGTGGTTCGTTTTGGTAAATCTTCAAAAGTAATTTAAAAATAATACTATAATTATTATAGTATTATTAAATGTGCAAAAATAAAGAATGTAAAATTAAAGATTGTAAAACAATAGCATGTTTTAATATAAAAGGTGAATCCAAAGGAATCTATTGTTCATTGCACAAACTAGATGGAATGGTAGATGTAAAAAATAAAAAATGCATTCATAATGGATGTGAAAAACATCCAATTTATAATAAAGAAGGTGAAAAAACTGCTTTATATTGTTCCCTTCATAAATTAGAAGGAATGATTAATGTAGTATCTAAAACATGCATTCACCCTGAGTGTAAAATAATACCAATATACAATAAAGTAGGTGAAAAAAACGCACTATATTGTTCATCACATAAACTTGAAAATATGGTGAATATACAAGACAAAACTTGCATACATGACGGTTGTAAAACAATTCCAAATTATAATATAAAAGGCGAATCCAAAGGAATATATTGTTCTTTGCACAAACTAGATGGAATGGTAGATGTAAAAAATAAAAAATGCATTCATAATGGATGTCAAAAACAACCACATTTTAATAAAGAAGGTGAAAAAACTGCTTTATATTGTTCCAATCATAAATTAGAAGGAATGATTGATATAGTATCTAAAACATGCATTCACTCAGGGTGTAAAACATCATCCCTTTATAATAAAGTAGGGGAAGCGAAAGCAATATATTGTTCTTTGCACAAACTAGATGGAATGGTAGATGTAAAACATAAAACGTGTATTCATCCAGGTTGTAAAACACGACCACATTTTAATAAAGATGGTGAAAAAACTGCTTTATATTGTAGTTCTCATAAACTTGAAGAAATGATTGATATACAAACTAAAGATTATGCTGGACGTACACCTTTAGAACTTGCCATAAAGAAAAATAAACCAAACGTTGCTAAACTCATACAAAACTGGAATACATTAAAAGCACTTCCGATACTTCAACAACTTAAACAAGACGGTGCTCCAGTTTATTATTTAATGGATGCCGAATCAATTATAGATTTATTTGAATATATTGGCAAAAAATAAAGATAAATGAAGCGTCTAAGTAAACCTTTAGTTAATCGTTTATTATTTTGTAAAAAAATAATAAGCAAATATATAAAATGTTTGGATTTAATTTTAGAAAACAAAAACCAGTAGTGCAAAATTTTGCTGAACAAAATCGTATTATTGCTGAAAATAATGCAAGATTGGCTGAGGAAGCCAGATTGTTAGAGGCCAGATTGTTAGAGGCCAGATTGTTAGAGGAAGCCAGATTAGAGGAAGCTAGATTAGAGGAAGCAAGATTGTTAGAGGAAGCAAGATTGTTAGAGGAAGCAAGATTAGAGGAAGCCAGATTGTTAGAGGCCAGATTGTTAGAGAAAGCCAGATTGTTAGAGGAAGCTAGATTAGAGGAAGCTAGATTGTTAGAGGAAGCAAGATTAGTGGAGGCCAGATTAGAGGAAACCCCTGTAGCCGAAGAAACCCCGGTAGTCGAAGAAACCCCTGTAGCCGAAGAAACCCCGGTAGTCGAAGAAACCCCTGTAGCCGAAGAAACCCCGGTAGTCGAAGAAACCCCTGTAGCCGAAGAAACCCCG